AAACTTTGTGTAATAGAATTAAGTTCAATCTTTTCTTGAATAACACCATCAACAGAATCTTGATGTGATAAGTTTTCAAAATTCTTTACTTTGATATAATGTTGTTTCTTCTCTTTATCAATCCTTCTAATGAAAGCAAATTTTATGATTTGTGTGAAATATGCAAATGGATTATTAGATTTTTCTGGGTCAAAATTATTTATATACAAAATACAATTTTCAATTCCATCTGATATCATTTCTTCTTTAAAGGAATAACCAATGAAGTTTGGTTTATTGGATAACTTATTTGCAATTAACAAAAAACATTCACCAACATATTCTGGAATTCTAGGTGGAATAGAATCTGTTTTTAAAGCTTCATTTACTTGTTCCTTATAATCTTTCATTGTTTCATATAATTTACGGTTATTTACGTAATTTTTTGAAGCCATAGTGCATTTTCCTATTGACAAGGTTTAGGGATTTGTGTATAATCAGTATTGAAAGACGAAAGGTATATCTAATGTATTGTATTAGAAGATTTTGGTATTTGATATAGTTCTTCTAATAATTCATCTTGAATACGTAATATTGATGATTCTAATTTGTCATTAGAAAGTTTAATTTCATATAACATTTGTTGTTTACTTTGAATTGTCATTTGAATAGAATATTGATAATACCTTTTAATTTCATTCATTACATTACTTGATGTAATAATATGTGATTTCAAAAATTCAAAATATTCTTGATCCCCATAAGGTACATATGGAACTAATGTAACTCTTCCTTTACCATCATCAGAAAAATATTCTTCAATCATTAATGGTTCTGATAAAAAAATCACATATTCATTTTCATCAATGACTTTTGCAATAAGTTCATCACCAGTTGAAAGTTTAAAGTGTCTTATAATTTCTTCTGTCATTTTATCTCCACATTATGAATTTTGTAAGGAAAGTTTTCTTGTTGATAAATTTTTAATCGTTCTAGAAAATGAATAATAGTATAGTTCTTTTTCTTTTTCCATGATAAGTTATCAGCTATATCAAACAGTATTGCATCTGTTTTTGTTTCACTTTTTCTCAATACTCGTCCAATAGATTGTAATGTCCGAATTCTTGATTTAGATGGAGAAGCAAAAATAATATTCTTGAGATTCTTTATATTTATACCTGTTGAGAATGCACCTACAGAGGCCACAATGATTGCATTGTTATCAGATTCTACTTGATTTCTTACTTCATTACGTTCTGAACCATCAATACCACCATGAATGTAATATACAGGTCTATCTAAATCTTTTAATGAATCAAATAATACTTTTCCATGTTTTTCTACAAATTGGAAGAGTAATAATGTATTCCCTTCTAATGATTGACTCAACTTGATAATAAAATCATTACGTTTTTGATGTGTAACAATATAATCTAATTCATTCTGATAATCAAAATTCTTTACAAGTTTTTTTATTTCATCTGAATATTGTAAAACAATACATTTGATTTTAAAATCAGCAAGAAACTTGTTCTCAATCAATTCTGATGTAGTAATAACTTTTTTCAGTTTACCGAATAATCCTGTTAGAACCATTGCAGATGTTTGGGAACCATCTAATGTACCTGTAAACCCAAATCTATACTTACATTTAGATAGATTAGTCATAATTTTAGTAATTGAATTAGATTTAGCTAAATGGGCTTCATCTACTATTACTACTTCAAATTGGTTAAAAAAGGTTCTTGGCATTCTAAAAATTGATTGCCATGTAGTTATATTAATATCTTTATCTGATTCTTTATCCTTACCTGAGTATATTTTATGTATTTCTTCAGTAAAACCATACGATTCAAAATCATCAGACATTTGATGTACTAATGAAGTAGTTGGCACAATGATTAATGTTTTTAGATTATAATATCTAGTAAGTAAATAAATTATAAGTGATTTGCCTGAACCTGTTGGTGAAAGAATTAGTTTTCTATTACTTTGAACTGATGAAATAAATGCATCAACTTGATAGTCTCTAGGTGACAGTGGCAAATTTAATGTTTTGATGAATTGATTTGCTTCTTCTAATGAATATTGTTCATCATTAAAAGATTCAGGATATTCTATTTGATATCCTCTTTTATTAGCAAATTCTAGAATATTATGAAACAAACCTTTATATATTAGATTTGTTCTTGTATCATATAATTTAATAAATCCGTCCCAATTACCCCGTTTAAATGCTGGCATAAACTTGTAACCAGGAACTCTAAATTTAAAAAACTCAGACATTTCCATTTCAATACCTGAGTCTGATGATGTAACATGTATGTGAGCATGATTATAATCATTGATATAAATTTTATCCACCAGCCATAAACCTTCTATCTTCTATCATATTCTTAATAATAAAATTTCTAGTATTTATAGAATCAATGATAGATTTAAGAAATGTGACTTTTTCTTCTTGAATACCAATTTTCAATTCTTGTTGAAGTATCAAATCATCACCATCTAAGTAAGTATGAATTTCATTTTTAAGTATTTTACCCTGAGCAGGTAATTTCCATCCATCATTAAACTTATCTTCAGTTGGATTGATGAGAAATTCATGTTTTTCTAATTTGAGTTTTTTGTATTCATTTCTATATTTCAGTAGAATCATTTTTTCTCTGATATAGATTTGATAATATTTTGCATGTAATTGTGGTATTTTTGAAGCTTCTCTTGATAAATCTATATCAGTAATGATAGAATCTTCAGACCACAATGATTCAATTTCTTCTATTTTCACAAGATTCTCCTATGGCAAATATTATTTATTATATACCAAAAGAAAATAGTTGTCAAGAATTATTTTTATGATGCATCAAGTGGTTGATTAGGTCCTGCAGGTGCATTCATTGATTTGATATAATAACTAGTATATCTAAAAGTTGCAGCTGCTTCAAGAAAATCTACATCTGGTTGTGTTGTATCAAAAATAAGTGATGATATAGATACAGGAAATGCATCTCTAAAAGTAATTTCATATGATGGATTTCTTGCACTAGTGAAGATTACTAATGATAAATCAGAAACTAAACCTGTATCATCTGTGATTGCTGATGTTGCAAGACTTTCGTATTGGTCAAATTTATCTGGAAATCCCATAGATTTAATCCAATTATAGATTTCTAGGTAACTTTTTAAATCCTCATCTACCTTGTAATTAATCATTAAATCATCAAAGTATAGATGATCTCCACCTTGTGGAATTTTTACAAATGGGTTTGGTTGATCCCAATTATGTAATGAAATGCCTGGTAAGTTAACATTTTGGACAAAGAAATTAACAGAGGGTGCTTTTTTAATCTGAAACTTAAAATTAAGTGGATTCAGAAAATTCATATTATCAGGTGTTTCAGTTCTAGCATCTGTCATTTCTCTAGTCCTTTAGATATCTTATTCGTGCAAACTTAACATTTGATATTGCTTCATCTAATGTAATATTAAACCATTCACCTTTAGAACGTTTATGGGATAAGTTTTTGTGTATTTGAGTCTCAATAAACTTCAATTGTTCTTCTGGTATTGGCTCTTCATGATGAACAAATAATTTAAATGGATTCCCTGTTTGTATAGATTTAATTCTTCTATTTATATCTTTTGTGATACCTATCTTATAGGGACCATTTTCAGGACCTATGACATATATGCAACTCATTTATTTGTAATGAAATAATGTTCATCATTAATATATGCTCCAGTGACTTTATTTGTTGGTGCATATGAAGTATAACCCAAATCATTAAAAAATGACCACAATTTTTCACAATCTACAGTTTGATGAACTTCTAAAACCATTTCAATTTTATTATTTTTCAATGTTTCAATACCATGATTAAAGATAAAATTTTCAGCTCCTTCAATATCACATTTAATAAAATCAATTTTTTTATCTTTGCAGAAAGTATCTAACATAACAGAATCCACTTCAACATAATTTTCTCTATTATGTCCCCAACGTTTCACATCTGCTACTGCATTAGAAATTGAATGACCACCAGGATTACCACAAGTATATAAATGCAATTTACCATCAACAATACCAACTGCTTTATTGACAAATTCTACATTTTTATCAGTAACTTTTTCTTGAATAATCCTAAAATTATCAGGATGTGGTTCAAATGCATATACTTTTTTAAATTTTTGAGCAAGTAAACTGGTGTACATACCATGATTTGCACCAATATCTAAAGCAATGCCATCTGATACAGGTAGTGATTCAATTTTATTTCTAACAAAACCTTCATTCATTTTATATCTCCATTTAAAAAAAGGAGACCGAAGTCTCCTATAGTTTATTCCCGTGTTTATATTTATTATTATTGGGAATATTTTAGAAGAGGGACCGAAGTCCCTCTAATACGCAATACCTAAATCTATTTATACAAACCTATTTTCTTCATAAATAGTCATAGCTGAATCTCTCCTATGTTAGATTTAGAAGGACTGGGTGTTGCTGCACCGTGAGTCCTATTTCTATTTATAAAAAAAGGGAGGCCGAAGCCTCCCTAAGTTCTTGTTTTTTATTATTGTTATCACAAATGTGATACCTCACATGAGGTTGGTCACGAGAACTCTACGATAATAAACATTAGAATCTTTAGTTAGTGCACCTGCACCTGCATTTGCACCTTCTGCGAATGGGTTAGCAACAACACCATAACGTGTTTTGAAGCCAATCTTTGGATGGAACTGATCCTGATCCACTGCACGAACCATCTGGAGTGGAACATATGGACAATAGAACAGACCAGCATCGAATGGACCTGAACCTTTGTAACCAACAACCATATAGTTTTCACCTGTTGCATATGGGTCAATGTAAACTCTCATACGACCATTTAGAACACCAGCGAAGGTGTTACCTGTATCATCTACATTGAGTTGGTTTGCATTGAGTGCAGGAGCATAATCGAGAATACC